TTAACGCACAGGGGTATAAAGCACCATGATTTATAATATTTTAGTTGAGCAAGCTGGCAAGTTTATTGCTACGGGTGAAACAGTTGAATGCGAGTTTGAAGAAACTCAAGAGGTCATTGACAAATTACAAGCAGAGCGTGGTTGTTGTGCGCTAGAAGCTGTCAGTGAATAGTTACAGTGTTGTTGAACGCATTAATAGCGATGTTAATGCGTCAGTCTCTTATAAAACTGATTTAGAGCAGTACAGTAAGCCTGAACATTGGTGTTTACCTACCGCTTTTGGCGACTGTGAAGACTACGCGCTACTCAAGCGTAAGTTACTGCTAGAACAAGGTTGGCCTAATGACAAACTAGGCTTGTGCGTGTGCTATATGCCCGATGGTCAAGGTCATTGTGTGCTGTGGGTTGATACAGACAAAGGTAGTTTTATTTTAGACAATAATTATAACTGGCCTGTTAGCCCGTTAGATACACAATATACATGGGAGTCGATGCTATGTGGTGGAAAATGGTTAAAGTTATTAGCTTGGCAATAATGTTAATGGCCTGCACAACAAGCAATACGCTAAAGCCCGTGCTTGGTGATGAGTCTTATACTCCTACAGGATATACGCAGTATTGCAACGATAACCCAAATGAGTGTAAATAGGAGTGTAAAATGGCATCAAATTCAGGTTTTGATACGTTTGATGATTTTACACCACCAACAGCTCCATTTACTTACTAGAAACCATACTATATACTTTTTACTAAGTATATAGTATATTAGGAGAATGAACAATGGCTTTTCCGATTGCACTAATAGCTTCTATAGCCCCCACAATAGCAAAACTAGTAGGTACTAAATTAGAATCTGTTGCTACAGATAAGATTAAGCAAGCACTAGGGGTTGAAGAACTACCTACATCACTATCAAGCGTAGACATAGAGAAAATCAAAAGCGCAGATAATGAGTTAATGTTAGAGCTTTATAGACTAGACGTTACCGATAGGGATAGTGCCAGAAAATTAGCCCTAGTAGATAACACCCCAAAAGTATTATCTTACGTTATAACCTTTGGGTTCTTCGGTATGCTTATACTAAACTCAATAAACTACCTACCAGCAGTAAATGAATCAGTAATGAATATCATGATAGGCTCACTAGGTACAGCTTGGGTGTCTATTGTTAATTATTACTTCGGCTCATCTTTAGGTAGCCGAAATAAGAATGAATTGCTTTCGAAGCCTAAGTAGTACCTCCAGATACTTACGGCTCTTTTTATTAAAAACTGGAGGAAATACATTCCTATGGAGGATATAATGAGCAACGTTTTAAGTTTAAATTTAAACAGCATGGTTAAACCTGAACAAGCTATGGATTTTGAATATCCTGGCTGTAATGGTTTCTCAGTTACTTTATGCTATCTAGGCCGGGAACGCCTTAATGCAATCCGTAAGGCTTGTATCAGTAAGAAAGTGTCTAAAGACGGTATTCAAGATTCTATGGACTTTGAGAAGTTCAATCGCTTGTATAGTGAAGCAGTAATCTTAGGTTGGAAAGGGTTGAAAATGTCGTATGTAGCTAACATGATGCTAGTAGATATTCCTGAAAATGTAAGCTCAGACTCAGAGTTAGAATTCTCTATTGAGAATGCGGAAGCTTTACTTAAGCACTCTACAGAGTTTGATACATTTGTAACATCTACGCTAGGTGATTTAGCTAATTTTACAAAACATGGCTAAATGATTCTGCGACTGCCTTAAAATCATACCTAGACAACAGCCGTCTAGGTATGACTAAAGAGCAGTATTTTTCCATGTGTGAGCAGCTAGGTTCATCTCCAATACTTTCAGAAATTCCCATAGAGTTTGAGGATTTACCTGAAGATTGTCACTACGCAATGCAAATTTTCAATATCTTACCTGATAAAATAGACGGCTTCAGTGGTTTCTATTTTGGTAAAGACTTCGCTGGCCTTTCAGACATCATGTCTATCATGTCCGTTCAGGACAAATACCATACCCTACACTTCCTTTCTATTATGATAGATAACACCAAAAAACAGTACGAGGCTCAGAGGAGTAAGAAGTAATGTCAACAGTTAATGTTAACGTAAACGCACAAGGACTAAACCAAGTGCTTGCTGCGCTAGTAGCCTTACAAGGACAAATGCGTAGCGTAGGTACTGCTGCCCGTGAGATGCAAAGACAAATGGGTGGTGCAGGAGGTAACCCTCCAGGTGGTGGAGGTAGAGGAGGCAATGGAGGTGGTAACGGTGGTGGCAATCCGCCTCCGCCAGGACCAGGCCCTGCTGGGGGTGCGCAAAGAGCAGAAAGAGAAATGCAAGCACTAAGGGACGGTGCTAGAAGAGACTCTTCCGCTATTGTTTCAGCCTACGCAGAGATTGCATCGTCAGTCTTTGCGCTTGCTGCTGCCTTCACTATGCTGAATAAAGCAGCCCAATACGGGGATATGTTAAAAGCCCAAGTTAAGTTTGCAGAAGCTACAGGCACTAATATGCAGTCTGTAGCTAAGTCTTTGCAAATGACTACTAAATATGCCATTAACTTCCAAGAGGCAGCACAGTTCTCCTCTATTGGCCGATTAGCTGGATTCACTACAAAGCAAGTTAAAGAACTAGCACAAATAGGTACGTCAGCAGCTACCATTCTAGGTAGAGATGTACCAGATGCACTATCTCGTATGTTTAGGGGTGTTGCTAAAGGGGAACCTGAAATCCTAGACGAATTAGGTATCTTCATTAGACTAGATAATGCGTATAAAGAATACGTTAAAACTGTAGCCAAAGGTCAAAGAGTAATAGACCTTACAGCGGCTCAGCGTAGACAAGCTACGTTCTTCGCTACTAGAGCTGCAGGTAAGGCGATGGCTGAAGGCAATCCTGAAGCCCAAATCAATGACTTTACTAAGGCAGGTGCAAACCTTGATAATGCATTAAAAAATACTCTATTAAAAATAACAGACGCTTTAGGTCCTATAGTACTATGGTTCTCTAATAATCTAGCAGCTATGGCAGGTTTAGCTCTATTACTTGGTGGAAGTATACTAAGTAACCTTAGTAACATACTATTAAACCAAACTAGAGCAAACGCAGCAGTTACTGCGGCAAAAAATAACCTAGAAAGCAAACGTAATGCTAAGGCAGAAGCTTATGGTAGTGGTAAAGCACAAACTGCAGCACTGACTAGCCTAAGTAACTTTAATAAGTTACAAGAGGCCCAAGCTAGAACACAAGCTGCAGCAGATACTAAGCGTGCAGCCTTTATACGTGAAATAGGCTTCGCACAAAAAGACCAAATAAGAGAACAACTACGTAGCGGAGCAATTACAGCTGCACAAGCTCAAACAGCACTGACAGCTACTGAAAAACGTATGGAAAGGCTACGAGCTAATCCCGAATTAGCTAATAGAGCTGCAAGTTTAGCTGCGCGTAGTGCAACACTAGCACCATCAGCAGGATATGCGGCAGCGTCCTTAACTACAGCTAATACAGCAGCCGCTAATGCATTAGCGGCTGCTAACGGTAGAGTGGCTTTAAGTTTTGCTAGTGCAGGGGCAGCAGCTAAAGCTTTTGGTACTGCCGCATTATTAACACTACAAGGTGTAGGTGCTTACGTATCTGTACTGGCGGCTAGAGTATCAGCACTATTTACCTTATTAATGAGAGGTGCCACAGCAATATTAGGCCCTATAGGTATAGCACTAGCACTAGCCTCAGTATGGAAAATGGGAACTAACGCTATAGGGGCAACTTCTAAGTCTATGTCTGATTTTGAAGACAGCTTAGAAACAGTGAATAGCAGACTTGCTACTACTTTTGCTAACTTTGAAAAAATTGGGCAAGTAGATGTTGGAGACTTTACAAAAGCCATTCTGTCTGCGGAACAGTATTCTAATACGTTAGACACTATGGCTACTGAAATTGACAATATACAGAAAGCCTTAGCCTCAGGGGCAATTAAGCCAGGCTGGGCTGAAAAGGGAGATGTAAGCGCAGCAGCTAGCCAATTTAGTAAGTTAAATAAAGTACTAAATGACCAACAAAAAGCCTCTATCCTTAGCACAGCATATACAACTATGTTTAAATCTGCTGAAGATAGAGCAGCAAAACAAGTATATGCTATTTCTAGCTATGCAGATAAGGAAAGAGCTACACTTACTGCGAAGTTTAAAATAGAAGCAGATTTATACACTCAAAGTCTAGAAAAACTAGAACAAGGTGTAAGAGAAGGAAAAGTACCTTTCGAGCAGTATAATGCTATAATTCAAGAAGTTTCACCACTACTAGGTAAGGCTGCAGAAAAAGCTAAATTATATACTGACACGTTAAAAGGCACTACTGCCGCAGTAGACCTATTTAAGAACTCATATAATGAGTTAGCGGGTACACTACGTTCAGAAAGTTCTTTTAATGCGCCTTTATCTAACTACGAGAAAGTAATCAATGAAATGAAGCAGTCCAAAAAGGCTGCCGATGAAATGATTAATAGTCCTGGAGTTGGCAGAGACGTTTTATTGAACTACCTAAATACTCAAGTAGCTGCTACTAACGTAGTTAGAGAGATAACTAATCAAGACCCATTAAAGCCTTTAATGCTAACAGATAGTATATCTGACTTAAAATTAGTTAAAGAGGGCTTAGATAAGTCCTTTAATTCAACATTTAACTTAGTTAAGCAGCAAGAAGCCTATACTAAAAATCTTAGAGTATCAGGTATAACTGCTGCCAATAATGCTGCCGCTGCCGAACGTAACCTAAATAACATGGTTACTAAGTACAGAAATATGGGACTTGATTTAAGTGGTATTGCAGGTTTAATGAGCAAAATCACTAAATTAGGTTTCGAAAAGGACGTTGCAAGTAAAACAGCTAATTGGCTAAAAATGTATGACAACCTAGCTAGCAGTACAAATACTGAGGTAGCTATTGCTGACTTCCTACGTAATAAGTCAGAGAAGGATAAGGAAATATTCTCCATACTGCAAGAAGGCAGATTATCTATAATGGACTTAGCTAAAGAGGTTTTCGGTGTACCTATTCAGATAAATATGGATAGTATATTGCAAAGCTTAGAACCTTTCTCTAAGTTAGCTGCGAAAGTTTTAACTAAGGAACTAGCGGATAAGTTAATAAAAACCTTAGCTGTAGGTGAGTACATTAAGCAACTAGCTGCAAGAGACCCTGCTTATTACGATGCAGATTTTTCAGGTAAAGATGTTAATAAGCAAGAGGACGAACTATTTGCTAGGACAGCTACGACAAAGCGTATCAACATTCTTGCAGAACTTAAAAAGCAACAGTTAGCCGTTAATGGTGATTTAAGTAGCTATAACGACTTGTTAAAAATACATAACGCAATAGTAGAAAAAGCAAACAAACTAACCCAAGAAAAGTGGGACAGAGAGCAAGCTATTTTCAATGGTTACGATTATGGTATCGACAAGCTAAAATTAGTATCAGAAGCATATAGTGACCTTTCTAAAGAAGTCAATAAATCCTCTAGAGAAATGGAACTTTACCTAAAAACTTTAGATATGGGAGCTGTTAGCCGTATACTAGAAATAGAAGGTAAGCTTCGTGATGGTGCTATAAGTAGAGCAGATAAGTCCGCGGAAGCTTCAATTGTGGAGCTTAAGAAGGATACAGTTCCGCAAAAACTACTCGACAGTGATGCAGCCGCTGCAGCGTATAGGGCAGCGTATGTTAATCTACAGCAAATTAGTGAAAAATATATAGCTAATGAGGTTGGAGGTAAAGAAAAAATAGCTCAAGCCTCTAACGAAGTAGCATTAGCTGAGTACAACCTAATTGAGGCACGTAGAAAGGCAGCCCTAGAGCAGATTAAAGGTATACAAATTACCTCTGAGGAAATCAAGAAGCAGAATGAGTTACAAAGTAAGCTTAATAAAGCTAAAGCTAAAGGTGATGCTTTAACTAACATTACTGAAGGTGTATTTGGTAGCTTGTTAGGTGGAAGCACAACACCGCTATCTAGCTCTTTGGATACTATGACTACCGAACTGAGAGGTATGGCAGGTAAGTTGGCTGTACAACAAGGTAAGGACGGTATACGTGATGGCAAAGATAAGCTATTAGCTTACTTTAAGAAGGAAGATGCCAGCGGTAATAGTACAGCTAAGCAGTTTGTTAAGCTTAGAGATGGACTAAAGGACAGCATAAAAGGCGTAATAGGTGAAAAGGCCTTCTCAGGGTTTGAAGCTGCAGTACCTGGACTTATTCAGGCAGCTACAGGTAGAAATGATACTGAGAGAAAGCAAGGAGCAGGTAACGCTATAGGCTCTTTAATAGGCGCTTTTGGTGGTCCAGTAGGTATAGCTATAGGCGGTGTTATAGGCTCTGTAGCTGGAGGTTACTTCTCTAAGAAGCTCAAAGATACAGGTATTGTAGCTACAGTTTCTGCACTAGGCAAAGTAACAGCTAATACGTTAGACATCTTTAAGAAAGGTTCTTTCTCAGGGACAAAGACTATTGAGCAAGTAGGTAACTCACTAGAGGCAGAAGCAATATCTGCTATGCAAAATGCAGTTATTAGTACCCGTAGGTCTTATGAAACTAACATTCTACGCATGAACGCTCTAACAGATAATTTATTTAACTTAACATTAGGAGGGTTAGATAGGGTATTTACCAGTAGATTTATGCAAGGTAGCCCTGACGGTCAAACTTCACAACAAGACTTACTAAAAGACTTTGCAAAAAGTTATGGTAATTTTTTAGGTGAAGGACAATTAGGTTTCTTGCAACAGTTCCAAGATATTACTGAATCTTTAACAGATACTTTAGCTAGACTTGTAAACTCTATGGTTGTTGCGGATAATACCTTTAAGTCTGCGTTTGGTAAAGGTATTGGGCTGATTGGTGACTTAAGTAATCAGTATATTTCTAACTTCTTAGAGAACACAGGTTACGCTACCTTTAGCTCTGTACTGAATAAGGCTGTAAATGAAGGCTCTGGTGGTCTTGTAGTTTTACAAAATGCTATAGTACAAGGATTAAGAGATAAAGCGGGTAATTTAGTTGTACCTTCTTTGATAAAAGCATTCAGTTCACTATCTATTAGTAATATATTAGATAGTCAGGTAGGGAAGAAAGCTCCAAAAATGATAGGTGCACCTAAGAAGGCATATACTAATACTAAGACTAATAACACTAAGCTACCGCAAGAGCTATACCTGAATGAAAACTTAAATGATTTTTTGAAGTTCGCTACTTCACTTACAGAAGGAGAAAAGGCTAATGTAGATATAATTCTACAGATAGAAAGAGTATTAAAAGCAGGAGCAGATAGAACAGTATTAGTAGGTCTAGCAGCTCAAGCATTTACTGATAGGGTCATAAAAGCATTCGAAGGGGCTGACATAGCAGAAAAAACAGCAGCATTTAACGAAGCCATGGCTAAGTATTCTAATGCTGTAACTTCTTCTATTATTGTAACCGCAAACCAAGTAACTTCTTTAGTTGATAAACTTAAGGCAGTTAATTCGGGCACGCTACCTGATGGGTTAGTTGCAGTTAAAAACGGCCTGTTAGTTCCTATTCAGGAATTTAATAGAAGCCTAAAAGCAGCTATTGAAAGTGGCGCTTCCCCTGAGAAGATTGCTGAAGGTATTAAGTTAGGTACTCAGTTATCTGAAGTTATTACAGGTATATTAGATGTATTTTCTAATATAAACCTAAGTGATGCTACAGGTTCTGAAAGTTTCGTTAAATCTGTTTCTGCAGGCCTTAACGATAGCTTTAAATCTTCCGCTATTGACTCCTTTAAGAAGAGTCTATTAGCCCCATTACTGCTAGATGTATCTAATTCTATAGCTAATGCAGCTACAGGTGGAACGTCAGGCTTCGTAGCTTCTATGAAGGATTATGCTTTCTCAGGTGATACTGTAGTAAATCAAGCTAAGAGTATGGTTCAAGTACTTAATGACCCTGCGTTTACAGCAGCTATGGCTTCTGTATCTGTAGAGTTTGAAAAGTTAATGGACGTATTCGATACTGCTGCATCTAGTGAGACAATCACTAAACTAGATACTGCAATAACTGACTTAATTAAGAGCCTTAAGGAAGAAGCCTATAGTTTCGCGGTAGACGGTAATGAGTACAGTGTAGGGTTATTTAAAGCTAGGGAAGCTTTTGTAGCTGCAGGTTTATCTGCAGAACTAGCTAATAAACCTATAGCGGAAACATTCGCACAAGTTAAGTTACTAGCCTCTCAAGGTAAGATTACTGCAAATAATATTGAAGCAGTTAACGAAGCATTGGATGCTATGGGAGACTCAGCAATAGCGGCTAGAGACGAGATTGTTAGTATTAGAGATGCTAGTGGTGAAACCATAAACACAGCTAATAACTTTATTAAGTCTTTAACATCAAACATAATAGACGATTCGCAGAGCCTTACTGCAGCTAAAGCAGCATTAGAAGGCTTAATGTCTATATCTAATGATAAACTAACTGCAGCAAAAACAGCTTACAGTAAAGCTAAATCGTTAGATAACGCCCTTGATTACTCAGTTAAGCAGCAGATATTTGTAGATGCTCTAGAAGAGAATGTAAACTCTCAAATAGAAGCTAATAATACTTTAATGAATCTAGCTAAGGATAAGTACGAGGCTGAAAAAGCTCACTTAGAAAACTTAACTACAATAATGGACGACTTGGCTGCGTTTATTAAAGATATTAAGTTCGATGAGACTATAAGTATCCTCAAACCTATTGATAGGTTAAATGAGTCAGAGTTAGCCTTTAATAAGTTAAAAGCTAAAGTATTAGCAGAGGCTAATGCAGGTACTTTTGATGCGGAAGCTATTGCAACATTAAGAGAAGATGCTAAGAGCTTACTTACTTTAGGTAGGGACGTATACGCTTCAGGCGATGAATACACTTCTCTATACAACGAAGTAAATGGTCTAATGAACTCTCTTAAAGCTAAAGCTGGAGTAGAGGCTTTAACCTACGAAGCTAGCACTAAGCTATATCAAGATATGGCTTTAAGTTATGCACAACAAACTAGAGACTTGCAACTTGAAACTGTTCTTCAGTTGAAAGGTATTGCTCAATCTAGTGCTGTAGATAACGCTATCTCTGTAGACTTGATTAACGCGTTAAAGTTTAACCAAGGATTACCTCAAGGTTTGTCTTTATCAGACTACTACGCTAATCTATTTACTTCTGCTCAGTCAGGTGGTACAGTATTTACTACACCTAATACAGGTTACCCACAATTTGAGGGTATTGGTAATTATAATACAGCTAACACTGTAGAAAAAGATACTAATAGTGCTAAACTAACCCAAGTATTAGAAAGCTTAACTGCTGTATTAGCTAACTTACCTATAGATGTTAAATCTGCTATATCAAGTACTAACAACTTAGTAACTAAGCGTACATAATAAAAGAGGGAGACGTAAGTCTCCCTTCTAGGAAGGCCTAAATGGCAATACCAAATAACTGGTTAGATGACCAAGATTACCCAAAGATTTTAGTAGCAGTATTTAATTATTATACTACTGAAATAAAAACAATGTATTTATCTACACACCCATTAGTGGCTACTTACAATGGGAATATCACAGGTTTCAATCCACGTTTAGTTGGTGATGCTTCTTTCTCTGTAGGTTTAGTGGATTCTGATAAAGGTGTAAGGACTACATCTAATTATGGACAACTTAACTTGCTAAATTCAGATGGGAAGTTAGATAATTGGCTATCCTATGGCGTAGACGGTAGAGCAATAAAGCTTTACCTCTTACCAAGCGGAAGTACAAATATAGACACTGATGGTATTAAGATTTTTGAAGGTACAGTAGATAGAGTAGATATTACCAGTAATAACCTATTAGCTATAGTATTTAGAGACCCTATATTACTATTAGATTTCCCTTTAGATGAAACAAACTATACTCTTGGTGAAGTTATTAACTATACAATAATGGGTTCTCCAAAGACCGTTACAGTTACAGATAACTTAAAGGACAAATCCAAACCTATATGTTTTGGTACTGTTTACAATATAGAGCCTATATTGTTATCTAGTGCTACCAAAACGTATCAAATAGATTATCAAGGTATTGATTCAGTATTAAATGTCTATGACAAAGGTGTAAAACTTACGGCAGGTATAGGGTATAATGTAGACCCTATTACAGGTATAATGGAGCTAGTAGCTAACAACTCAGGTACAGTTACTTGTGATGTTAAAGGTAGAAAATTGAGTGGGGTATTCTCAGATTATGCTTCTGATATAATTAAGCATATTGTTGCCAGCAAATCTGTAAGTACTACAAGTATAGAACCTAACTTATCTAGGGTAGGTATCTATTTGCCTGAACGGGAAAATACATTAGATGTACTTGACCAAATTGTTGCGTCATATGATGGCTTCTTTGGTTTTGATTATTCTGGTAACTTTATTATAGGTAATCTTACTATACCTAATACAAGTATACCTTCTAAGCTAGAGACAGGAGCAGCTACTAAATACGGAGATTTATTCTATGATAATACAGGTACATACATACTAGCTTCCGATGTTATAGGTACTGGTGTATATAATGCTGGTGTGGTAGGTTTAGCAGCTAATGCTTTAATTAGTAGAATATATACTAATATAGCTAGCGTAGACGAATCTGATATAATAGGAGATATCTCCTTAGCTTCTGTAAACTCTATAGTATATAGCTCTAAGGTAAGGTATTTAAAAAATAATACTGTACAAACAGATATAGCATACTCTGTAGCTGATGCGCAAAAAGAGTTTTTATCTAAGGAATATAGAGAGACTGTATTAGTAGATGCTACAGTTCAAACTAAACATTTAAGAGCCATTGAGAACATAGTAGAAGACTCTCTACTTATTTCGGAGGCTTCTGCTGTTCAGTTAGCTAATAGAATATTGAAGAAAAATAAGACTCAAATGTACGAGCTCAAAGCTAAAGCAAATCTCTCTAAGTTTATAAACAAGACTATAGGTTCTATCATTAAGCTTACAGACTATAGATATGGCTTACATTATGGTGTATATGCTGCATTAAGGGAAGTAAATTTAAAGTACCTAGAAGGGATATCGGAAGTTACAGCACTACTTACTCGTATACCAAACCAAGATAGCAATTTTGCTTATTATACTGGTACTACTTATTCTGTACCAGCAAACACTACTGGGCATTTTGTACCTGCTGTACATAGTGAAGGCTCTAGGTGGATTGAATTAAGTAACTCTTTAGCGTTTACTTTAATAAACTCTATGACAGTTTCTGAGTATGGCAATGTACAACCAACAGACCCTAAGTTACAGCTAAGAAAAATTACATCAGGGTATCAACACTTAACTATAGGCTCAAATCCCGAAATACAATTATCGGACGCATATAGAATTACTTTAGATGTAAATATATCTGCAGGAGTATTAGGCGTGTACCACAATAATATACTGCAAGGTACGTTACCTTTGCCTTTAGGAGAGTTAGCTATTTACTTTGATAATAATTATACTGTACCGTTTGTATTGCACTTACCTACAGATAAACTTTATTGGGGTCAGCTAGAACAAAAGAGGGGGTTTGTATACTAATGAAACTTCTAATTGATATAGTCTCCGACTACGGCAGCATAACCTATGCATCTAGCGAGCTAGATGCTAATGGTATGCCTGCCGTTAGTGTCGTAGACCAAGTGCCTAGCCTGTGGGGAACGACTAGCAATACCCTCCACACCATAAGAGGAACATTAGCCTTTATAGATAGCAATGAATACTTATGCCCTATAGACTCTTTTGTTATTATACCTAAAAAGTTGCCTATAGGTACATTAGTAACGGTAAGGTTATACCAAGACTACCCAACTACAGCTGTAGCTACATATGTAGTAACTACAACACAAGCTAATGAAACTATAAAGATTTTTGATATACCTACTGAATTAGCTAACTACTGGGAAATAGAGTTTAAACTACCTACATCAGATTATATACTAATAAGTAGGGTTATGTTCGGACAAAGTTGGGAGCCCACATACGGTATAACTGGACTTATTGATATAAGTAAAGAAGGGTTTTTGAAAGGAGATAGGTATAGGAATGGTGGTACTTTTGTAGCTCCATCTGTAAACTATACTACACAGCAACTAGAGTTTGCAGAGATATCTCAAGAGGTATGTTACACACTACTAGACTCTTTAAGTAGGTACGGCAGTGGTGCTACTGTTGTTGTGCATGACTTAGTAGATAATTCGACTTTGACATCAAGCTCTATATATGGTAGAGTTAAAGAATGGGGTAATCCTAAAAAGAGTGTCTCACAAGCCTATTCAATAAGCCTTACCATAGAGGAGATTTTGCAATGAATTTTGAACCTATACAAGTCCTAATGTCAGTGCTTACACTAATTAGTATAATTTTTGGTGTACGAGGACACCTAAAAAGCTACCAAAGAGAAGACTCAGCAAGAGCTACAGAAACAGCTTTATTCACTGAACGTATCTCTAATATAAACCTTAAACTGGATAATGTAGTATCAAGAATAGCTGAAGTAGAGAAAACCCAGCAAGAAGTACTTATCTTAAGGGTACAAATAACTACTATAGGTGAAGAAATGAAAACCGTAAAACAAAATGTAGACAAAATTGTAAAACACTTACTAGAAAAGATAACTGTCGCGAGACCATAATATGATAAGATTTTCTTTTGATAATATACTAGGTACTGCCATAGCTTCCTCAGGTATTGCAGATAATCTTAGCATCTCTCAACCTAGTAAGCTATGGCGTTCAACTAACACATACGAGACTACACATACACTAGATTTTACTTTTGATAGAAGTCTAGTGTCGTGTTTAGGTCTGTTTAACCTTACACTAATACCTACAGCTAATATAATTATAGAGATAAAGGACGGAGCTACGGTAGTTAAGGCCTTTACCTTAACCGCTGAACAGATAGTTTATGGTTACGGAGAAGGACCTTATGGGTTATTTGCTTATGGTGGATATGCTGCTCCAGGTAGGGACTGGTTAAATAGGTTTAGAGTATTGTGGTTTGAAGATGTATATGCCGATAGTATGCACATAAGTTTTGAAGGTAGCCCTAACGTATCTCTAGGGTATGTACACTTAGGCCCGTCTTGGTCGCCTCCAGTAGGTATAACAGATACCTACTCTTCTAACTTTAAGTTAATAGGCACGGAGATGGGAAGAGCTATAGGAGGTAGTTCAACAGGCTCTCTATCTAGAACATATAGAGAAATATCAGTTGAACTACAACTACTTACATCTGAAGATGTAGACTACCTACTTAACACATTAGACAACTATAAGCCTATAGTGTTTGGGGCATATGCTCAAAACAATAACACTGAAGCCTTATATGGTACATTATTGTGTAAAGCACCAAACGGTATTAAAGTAAACGGTTCTATAAAGCGTAGATTTGGTGTAGCATCACTAGACCTAGAGGAGTTAAAATAATGGGTGTATTAGATAATTTAAAGATACCTAGAGGAGACAGGTCAGATTGGGCATTAAAACAGTACGACCATATTGATGCTACTTCTAATGTAATAACTGAAGTAGCAAACTCTAGGGAAGGTAATGCCTCGCTGTTAGCTAACTTAAACACCAAGTATGCTAGCAAATCCTATGTACAACTAGCTCTTCTAAACCCCGACCCAACTGATATTGTAGTTACAGAGATTGGGGTATCTCCTAGCGATAGTACTAAAATCGGTTATTCGCTACAAATGAACAATGCTGGTACAGGTACTATATTCTCTAACACTTATAGGCTTGGATTAGGTACGTTAGCAAACCCTGCATTGTCTTTTGAAACTGGAGCATCCGCAGGTATGTACTGCACTTCTGATGTTACCAACGAGACAATACATACTAAGTTAAATGGTTTATCTATGGTAAATACTTCTGTTAATAAAAGCACTGGTGTTGTTACGTTTAATCTAGGTGGCACTAGCTTAAACTCCACAGGTACGCAATCCTTGGGTTCTTTAATCTTATCAGGAAACTTATCAACTAATAAGGTAGTTGCAACAGGCTCAGGCGTAGACGCTAGCACTTTTGCTGAAGCTAATATAACTAGCTCTAGTATAGCTAATCTAACTACAACAGGCCCTAGTGTATTTAGCGGTACTGTTAAGTTTAACTACAGCCCTAATACAGTGTATATACCTTTTGCATACCCTTATAGTGTTAATAACTTTAGGACAGCAGGCTTTAGTAATATTCAGCAAGCTAACGATTGTAACGCTAGCCCAACCTTTACTACTAGCCCAACTACAGGGCCTAGAAGTACGGGTTTTGTACAAACTTTTGTAGGATTAGATGCAGAGGCGGGCAAAGCTACACAAGTCTTCTATGATGGTATAAATAGAAGATTAAGTATGCGTTACTTTAATGGAACTACTTGGGACGCTAATTGGGTAGGCTTCGCTAGAGAGCAAGGACACGCAAATAACCAGTTTTTTGCTGCTGACGCTACAGACGGAAAACACGTTGTAAATAAAGGTCAGATGGAAGCAGCTATTGTTGCAGGTTCAGGTTCAGGACCTGCTGGCCCAACTGGCCCAACTGGCCCAACTGGCCCAATAGGTCCAATAGGCCCAACAGGCCCTGCAGGGCCAACGGGGCCAGCAGGACCTACTGGTGGAGGTGGAGGTGGAGCAAATACGGTCGCCTCTATGAACACCAGCACCTTAGTATCCCAAACGACTACTAGTTTTACTTTAACCCCTGGTGAAAGTAAAATGATGCTATTAGTAGGGGGTGGCGGAGGAGGTGCAGGAGAAACGTCTAGCGCCGTAGTGATAGGAGGTAACGGCAGTAGCACATACGCGCAAGCCACGGCTAGCGATAGTAGCTTTACCAATATTTTTTTTGCAGAAGCTTATGGCGGTATTGGGGGTAGACATTTAGGGTCAAGTATAACATCGGACATAGCAACTACAAAACACGATTCTGGTGCTAAATCTTCACTAGGACAAGTTTTTGCCACCAATAACCTACTAATTGTATCCCCTGTATATAACAGCACACCAAGTTATCGTAGAAAAGACCCAACATACCCCCCTTACTCGGGAGTATTCTACCCTATTAAGGATATACCTAACAGCCCTGATGCAGGATTGGGTGGGGCTGGCGGACTAGATACAGCAGAACAAGGGGGAAATGGTGGAGTTTCTTTAGTTATGTTGAAGAACAACAGCCCTACATTGACAATAACTATTGATGTGTTTATTGGTAGCGGAGGTGCTGGAGGTAGCGGTACTACCTCCTCAGGAGGTGCAGGCAGTCTAGGCATTGTTCGCACATGGCCTACTGTAACATTATAACAAAAACCCCTATATCAGCTAAGATATAGGGGTTTTATTTTGCCTAGAATAAAGCGTCTATCTGTCTTGTAAGGTCTAGTGGCATAATTTCTTTGTTATAAGTAACCATGTCCATCAGCTTTTTATTCAACTTTAGTCTGTCACCTGCTGCATTTAGCTCAGTAATATAAGCGGCTCGGCCAGGTAGCGGCAAAGCCGCTGTCAGGCCCTCTACTGAAGAATACTTTGTAAGGAAGTCTACTGCACGCTTAGGCCCTACTCCTTTTACTCCAATGATATTATCTTCACCACCTTTGATAGCTTTCATATCTAAGTGCCACTCAAAAGGGTACTCGTAATGCTCTTTCCAATTATCTAGCGTAACTTCTTTAGGTCTAGGTCCTGTCTTGTCTGCATTTTTCCAAGTATTCTTAGTAGCCCAGTTGAAACGGCTAACTTTATTAGAAAGAAGTAAGTCTAAGTCTCCATCTGATGAAACTATCCACATATGTTCATATTTATGTGTATGATTTAAAGATATATAGGCTACTATGTCGTCAGCTTCTATACCTACGCTAAACATAGTATTTATACCTTCCGACTTCAAATCTTCTAATAGTTTATAATAGTGTTCCATAAACACTTTACCAATAGCTTGCTCAACTAATGGCTGGTTGCCATACTTCTCAGCACGGTCACCTTTATACTCAGGATAAAGCGCTTTTCGCCAAGCAGAGCTGCCCAAGTCTGCAGCTACAATTATATTAGAACACCTATAAGATGCTGCTAAAGAATTAATGGTATTTATAAACTCATCTTTAAAGTACACATGAGCTAGCTCCTCACGCATTACCTCTACCATATCTTCCAGCGTAGCCCATTCAGGCGATACTACGTCTTCGGTCTTATATAGTGTATGCTTAAATCTAAAACACAGATTTAAGCAGTCCACTACTAGCAAGTTATTACCTTTAATTACAAGTGACATTTATGTTACCTCGAAAAGTTGTTTTAAGTTTAATGCACTAAGTGCGTATATTGCAATTACATCATTTAGTACTATTCTATTTGTTACGCCTGTTACTACATCAGCAGGAATAGCGCAATATAATGTACTTCTATTCCACTTGTAAATAACCATAGGTTTATTACCGTTAAACTTAGAAGCCTCTACAGCCTGAGACCACCAACGTAAGAAATCACCCTTACCTAGTACAGCCTGTGAGCCAAAACCATCAGACTCATAGTTTTTAACTTCTATTGTCCATAGGTTTTTCTGAGATGGGAGAAATAAATCTCCCTTTAAACCTTTTATCCCGAGCGCACCGCTTGACGGCGTGCGCTCGAAAGGTAAGCCTGTTTGTTTTATAAGTTCTGCTTTGGCAAGATTCTCACCTCTTGCACCTTTAGCATTTGCACTAACCATAATTTTATCCGTATGAGATAAAGCTGCCTTTAGGGCTAGTCTTAACCTCAATCTTTTCCAGTAAAGGGTGTGTCCAATCATGTGATACTAAGAATATATTCATACCGTGGATACCTGTTAGAATATCTATTAAACTTTCCTTGCCCTCAGAATCTAATGTACCAACTACTTCATCAAGGATTAGTAAATTTACCTTACTGGCCAATAAATCGCGCATGGCCAATAGCGTAGCTATTGATACGCGCGCAGCCTGGCCAGTTGATAGTGTGTAGTAATTAACAATAGTTATCTCACTACCACTACGTACGCCTACCTTAACCAGCACTTTATTATCATCTTGGTCAAAGTTAATAATAGCCTTACTACCAAACTTAACTAAGTATTTGTTGGTACTAATCTCTAAAGAGCGTAGACCGTTTTCAATAGTTCTAGCTAATAGCTGTTTCAAGCTATCTAATAATATTTGAGATACTGCAACTTGCTTTGCTAGTGTATCTAACTCAAGCTGTAATTTTTTAAGTTGATTTTCAACTTCTATTTTCTTGGTTAAATCTTTATTAGATTGTTCTGCTAAAGCTAGCTTTCTACTTAGCTCTGCACGCTTGACTGCAAGGTTCTCATTACTGGGTAACTCTACAGTTTCTAGTTTAGAGAGTTTTTCTTCTACAACAACTAACTCATCAGTTAATCTAGTTAAGGTAGAAGTATAAGTATCTAAGCTATTTTTATAAGCCATTTCTAAGTTAGAGTTGTAAACCTCTACCTCATCGGCTTTTTTATTACTAGCTATTAACGTATCAGTATCTTTAATAACCTTGCCTAAGTTAGATTTAGTAATAACTAAAGAATTATAGTTAGTTCTAAGTGTTTCTATCTCTGCCTCTAGCTCTGCTATAGATGCCTCATGTATCTTTAAGGCATTATCATTATGTAACGAAGAGCCACAAACATGACAGCTAGTACTAGGTTTAGTTTTTAAATTAGCACTAAGTTTTCTATCTAGTTTACCTAACTCTAAAGTAGTATCTGTAATCTCTTTAGTAACAACAGCTAATTCACCCTTTACTTTCTCATAAGATATTAAGTCAATATCTACCTTATCTATAGTTGGCTTAGCTATTGGCTTAGAGGGTTCAAGTAAATCTCTCAATTTTTTACTTCGGATTTTTACTTCGAATTCTAACTCGTTTTTTCTAACATTAAACATATCAAAGGTAGCTTTCTGTTTTAGCTGCTGTTCGTATCTATCCTCCACTTCGTCTAGGCACGTACGAAGCTCTTGGAGGTCTAGCACGCTATCGTAGGCAGGCACAGGAAGAGTGGCCTCAGCCACTCTTCTATTTGCGCGTACAATGTTTTCCTTGGTCTTGGTATCTTTAATAAACGCAGATACTGCATCTATATCTGCGTTTATACTATCCAAACCTAACATCTTACTTAAAAACTGTTTCCTAGTTGCAGGTGTTGCAGTTAAGAATTCTGTAGAGAACTTACTGGATTGATATACATATTGTAGAAAGAGTTCATAGTCTAAGCCTATAATACGCTCTATATCTGCAAAAGTAGCCTTGCTAGTATGTTGGGTAATATCCTCGCCATTTTTAGATAAAGTTACTTTTGCGGTAGCCTTATTTCTAATAGTCTCAGCTAAGAATACTCCCTCATCTGTTTCAAAAAGTACAGATATACTGAACTTAGTAGCATTAACATTCCTATTAAATAACTCGCCTTTAGCATAGCCTCTAGGGTTTTTACCATATAAAGCTTCCGTTATTACGGTTAGTATATTTGTTTTACCTGCCCCATTATCTGCAACTAACTGACATAAGCTAAACTTGGTAATATCTAAATCTAGGTTACCGTAAGAAAGGAAATCAGTAGCCTTAACGCGAAGTAATTTTAACATATAAATCTATTGCCTCCTCTCTAATATAATCTGGTAGTAGTAATGCTAAAGCTTCAACCCTAGATAGGTGTTTAGTGAAACTAGGTGTACTATCTTCGTCTATACCTTCACCAACTATAACTTCAGGTAGTAAAACTTCATAATCAATAAAGTCACCATTAACAATCTTATCTCCTGGCACATCTGTAGTGACTCGTAGCAATGCTGGTAGCTTTAAGTCAATAAACTCATATGCTTTAGTAGCTAAGTTAACAGATAGTACACCCTTTACAGGCTTGTTTCTGTAAAACGATGTAGTAAGTGGCGAACCAGGGTAAACAATGTTTAACTGGCTATTTGAATGGCTATGTAAGTCTCCTGCTAGTACTAACTTCCACTTATCAAAGATACTCAAGTCTACTTCAGGTTTAACGTGTGGTGGTATACTACCACGAACGTGTGTAACTAGAAGTTCACTATTTAATTCCATATTGCCTTCCTTTTCAAAGTGTTTCAATCTATTGAAGGGTATGAAATCAATATCTACTCCAGCTATATTATAAGTAGCATAATTAGTTATTATAGTTACTAGAGGATTGTGTAGCATATCAGATAGCTCAGATAAGAATGTTGTTTCCTTCTTTACCTGCTCATGGTTGCCCGATATTATATACGTTGGCTTTACTACTGCATTTAGGTATCTAACTACTAAAGCCATTTCTTGTATAGTAGGGCTTCTATCAAAAGTGTCACCCCCATGAATAACTGCAGCGCAGGTATCTCTAGCAGATAAGGTCAATAGGTGGTCAAATAATTGACTATATCTAGCTTTTTCAAAGTCTACTGGAACACCTTTCCTACGTAGAAGCACGTGCTCGTCACTACAGAATAGTATGTGTTTAGTCATCTATGTGTACCTCATAATTTAATAACGCAAAGTATGCCCTTGGGTCTATATTTTCTTTGTATTTTTCAGCTAACTCTTTTATGTGAGCCTCCTTGAAAGTTTTGTAAGCATTAAATGCTAGTTCTGGTGTGTCAAATGACCCTAAAACTACTCTCGCACCATTAGCTCTACAGTTTGCGCTGAATTTACTACGTTTTTTTGTCACGCATATAGGTAGCCCTCCTCTACTGACTTTGTTAGTTCTAAGCATTAAATTTATTTCTCTAGGTATAAAAACGCAGCTATATTCCGTATATTCCTTATTACCTTTACACAATAAATCCTTGTCTAATTGGTAATTGTCACTACCAAACCCTAACTGTACTTGACACCATTTAAAGAAATAACTATATGATTTAAAATTGTCAGATACACTACAACCTATATACGTTGGGCATACCTTATGATATTTGGTACTATATACTCTATCCAGCATATTTGTCCATAGTGTATACTCCCTTAGTATTATACCGTCTATAGATGTTGGGCAGCTCCTATCGTTTATACCTGCCCCTCGTACTAATGCTTTCAAGGTACAATACTCCAATCTTCTGCTAACATATCTGCTTGGCTAGGCTGCCAACCCATCTGTATATTATCATGTGCATCTTTAAAAATAATATACTTAGCTACGGTACAACTACCACCCATACTAACTGCATGAGCTTTTGAGTGGACATTCCAAAACTTATCTGCACTAAGTGCTGTACTACCCTCTCCAAGAGCTATCCACATACCTTTACCATTCCACCCTGCACGTGCTAGCTTATAGCCCTGCTTAAGCTCACTTAGCGCTGATTCAAATGTTCCTTCCATATTAACTATCCCCCGTAAACTGTTTACTTGTACCATCTGAACAAAAAATTATCCACCTATATGTACCATTAAGCATAGGCTCTCTAATGGCTGAAACTACATCTCTGTACTCGCAACTTTCGCTTATTTTGTACATACTATCAGACTCTATAGGCTTACCGCTACGCCACATAAATAAAGACATAAACATAACCAACACTAACACTATAACTCTCATAACCAACCCTCCTTATCAAAGGCACATAAAAAGTCATATACTAAATCACTACGTTGACAGTCTTCTTTTGTAAAGGTAACTACTTGAGAAGATTGAATAGAGTAAGTTTTTAGTATACGCTGTAAGTAAGCTAATCCGTCAGATTTAGACTTATTATCTGCTTGATGTGAGTCACCACAAAAGATAATTTTAGAGTCTTTACCTATACGAGTAACAATAGCTTGAATTTCTGAAGGCATAAGAAGTTGAGACTCATCTACAATGACTATACAGTCTGTAAAGTCCATTCCTCGAATAGATTCTAATAATTGGAGTACGATTCTACCTTCTTGCTTTAGGACGTTATATCTTGACTCACCTAAACCCTCTTTAAGGTAGTTAAGCATTTGCAACATATACGGGGTGATTTTTTCTTCTGCACTACCTTTTAAGTAACCTACACTTCTATTGGCTAAGGCTTGATAAGGTCTAATTAGAATTACACGGTCAACATTATTTTTACATAACTGTTCTGCCGCCCAGCGACAGGCAAAGAAAGTTTTACCTACACCAGCAAACCCTTGAGCTATGGTTAAGGTATTAGTATTCATAGATTTTAGTAATGCACGCTGTGAATCCGTCTTAGCTACTAATCTAGGAATATCAGGTACTACTTTAGTTTTTCTCATACAATGCTCCAAAAGCCCGTGACTGTACAGTCACGGGCTTAGCGTAAGATTAACCTAATTCATTTACAGATTCAGAATCTACATCATCAGAAGTAGCAGCTGAGCCACCTTTCTTCTCTGCACGCTCCGCATCGTAACGACCAGATACAATTTTCTCTAATAGTTCTAACTGCTCTTCTGGAGTAGCAACAGTGTAACGGTCAGCAATTTTAGGTGAGTCTTCAAATGCTTGAAGTTCTGCCTCAGTTAAAGGCTTAGCACCGTTAATAGGACTAAAAGGGTCGACACTGTATTTTACATTCATAGGCTTAGGGCCTGTCTTTTCTTTAATAAGACAAATATCCCAACCATCTACTACATCAGTAGGGTCACCAAATGGCTGCTTAGTAGAGGGGTTACGCTTAGAAGCAATCTTAATTAACTCTTCAAAAGAGGTTTTCTTCATATGAAGCTCTTTGATTGTATCATTATCATCGCGGTCAATGATTGTAGCTACATAAGCCCATTTTGGACGATGTGGACGCGGCTCACCTGTTTTAGGGTCTACTTCTACTTCGCCACCGAAAGTTAATGCGTGTGGAAAGTATGTAGGAATGTGGTCAGTTACTTTATTAGTAAACTTCTCTAATTCACGGTCAAAGCCTAAACACTCCATAAATACAGCATTACCTGCTGGTGACTTTAACCAGTAACCATAACGGCGAAGAATATCGCCAACAATACGAAAGTTGTTTTCGCCTACTTTAAGTTCTTTCTTAGCTACGTTAGTGGAAATGGCTTTACCTTTAGTGGTCATAAAATTTGACATTGGTTGTTTCTCCGATACTTTGTTTGGATTTGAAAGTCTATTATAGCAATTTAACATAGCTATTGTCAACTTTATTTTTCATATGCTAGGTACATTTTATTATCATAAACGTAAATGTGTTTGGAGTTATATAGATTATGGCAAGTGTCTATAACATCGCCATGAGTTTCTAGGTCTATTCCATTTTCTCCAGTTACGTTAAAATCATATACACTTCTGCTACAGGCAGCTAGTATGTACTCGTATACAATTTGTTCACATTCTTTTCTGAGTCCTTTCTCTGTAGTTTTTCTGTTTATTATATAATTACGTCTAGTAACTTTAAACGCATCTAATTGGTTTAAGTACTTACGGTATAATAACACAGCTAAACTGTCTAAACCATTATTAGGATTAAGAATGTAAAAGAATAACCTAATCAATTTAGTTTTACTATCCCCACATACAGTAAGCATAGTAACAAGGTCTAGCCTAATTAAAGACTGTAACTTTGTATCCAACACTTGTGTAGTATGCATCACGCTCTCCTGCAGCTTTAGCGGGTGATTTACCTTGTAACCTTATATCTACAATAACAGGCTGCTGCTTGCCAGGATTCTCTCTAATAACCCTACCTATAAGTTGCTCTAGTGGAGGACCTTTAGTTTGTAACCCTAGAACTAGACAGCTAAGATAATTTTCAGAAATGCCTTCCGAAAATATCTTAACAGAGCCAACTAAAGTACTCTTCTCACCAGATTTTATAATGGAGAATGCTTTAGCTTTAGCCTCTTTGCTTGTATTGTAGTGATAAGGTACAGCGTCTGCTTTATCTGCTATTACTTGAATAGCGTCTACTCTTTCCATTACGCAAAGAATCTTGTGACCTTTCAAAGCATATACTTTACATATTTCAGCAATAGCAGTAGTATATCTTGGGTCACTGTTTAGTGCAGAAACCTTAAATGCGTGACAGCCGTGATAGTCATAAGTAAAGTTAATTGGTAAGTTAATAACATGAACTTCGGGTGTCATTACATTCTCATCAGGAGCGTGAAATACCATTGTACTGATATAGTCATAAATAACAACATGAGTTTTATCTGTACGTTCCAGCGTTCCTGACATACCAATCTTAACTTTAGCATAACTAGAGTTAATAAACTCTAAGAATTGTTCAGCAGGTAAGTGATGTACTTCATCTACAATAACAAGGCCGAACTCTTTAGAGATTCTCATTCTATGTTTATGTAATGACTTGATAATACCTACAGTAATATACTCTCCTATAGTGTAAGAATCGTCACCAATTTTACCTGACTCAGTACCTAGTACTTTCTTTATCTCGTTAATCCATTGTTCCATGAGGGCTTTGGTATGTACAACTATAAGCACTTTGGTTTTGTGCATAGCTGCAATAGCGCAAGCTGTAAATGTTTTACCCCAACCAGGTCTAGCACATATAATTATGTTACCGTACCTCTGCGCGAAATCAACAGCGTTCCGCTGTGACTCGCGCAAATTGCCTGAAAATATAGGGAAAGTATCTAATACAGGGAATACTGTTTTATCTACTATCTCCATACCATCGGGTATTAGGTCTGCTCTTCCAGAAGGTAACGAAATAACTGTGCTAGTAGGTCTAGTATAGGTTTTTATAACTCTATAAGGTAAGCCCCCTCTACGGGCAGATAGCATGGCCTCATATTCACTAAGGGGAATCTTATGTGAGCAAGCATCTGTCATAGTTGCTGACTCACAATCCTTAGGTAACCATAACCTGTTCGATATAATCGCTTTCATGCTCTAATCTCTGTTTCTACCTTTTCAGCACTATATCCTAAAAATATCTCTCCATATCTTTCATGCTGTAGAAACATACCGTACCTTGAACCTATAGGTGGAGGTCCAGCACTAATATCTCTCGATAAGGTTCTTTTGAATGTTGTAGTTATACCATAAAACTCTTCTACTATGCTTATAATCTCAAAAGATACTACATTGTAAGACGCAGATTTCCTGAATAAGAATATATGCCCAGTACTATCAATTAACGAAGTAACACCTGCAAAGGATAGCAAGAAGTCTTTGTAGTTAAGTATCGGATAGGGTAATGGCGCTAGGACAATTTCTTGATGTGATAAAATATCTCTCCTAGCATCAAGGGTCTCGGCCTGTATGGACGTATCGTCCAGTAAGGCCGTAACCCCTTGTTTATTCCTACCAAATACTAAACTCCCTTCTTTCCATATTTTAGGGTATCTACCTAAGTCATGTAATGGGTAGTTTAGCTTTATCATAACTCCTCCGTACCTGCATAGTTTTGACTAACATCGAAGTCGACACCAATAGGAAATCCTGGAATAGATAATCCCATGTCTTTTTGTAGGTTATACCTAACTACTTTAATGTACTCATCAACGTCTTCATCTTTAACTTCAGAAACGATAGAGTCATGGACTAAGGCGAACATTTTGAAGTCTAAGCCTAAGTTTACAAGTTCATCGTAACTATCCATAGCTCCGATTAAGTTTACATCAGAACTAGCAGACTGAATTAAAGCATTAGTACCTGAACGTATATCGTGTGCTTTTAATCCTTTATCTGCTGATTTAGCATTAAGTAGTCTACGCTTACGGCCAAAGAATGTATAAACATATCCTTGTTTTTCAATAGTTTGAGCAGTATTATCTAGCCATTGTTTTAATTTAGAAAACTTCTGAAAGTAAATCTTAATTGACTCTTTGGCTTCTGACATACTAATACCTGCCTGCTCTGCCACAGTTTCTGGGCCTGCACCGAACAAGATTCCAAAACTTACAGCCTTAGCAGCTTGACGTTTGCCTGCATAATAAGTTTCTATAAAGCATCTACGGGTAGCTGCTTCAATAAAACCTCTATCTCTTAAAGCTGCTAACTCTACTTCATCAGGTACACTTAAACTAAATGCTTGAATAGCCATCTCTGTATGGAAGTCACCACCTTTAGTAAATACTTCTTGTAGACGTTTATCCCCAGATAAAACGGCTGCTATATACATTTCAGCCGTAGATAGGTCGCAAGCTACAATCTTATAGCCTTTCCTAGCTCTAATACACGCCTTAACTGTCTTATCATCACGAGGTAACTGCTGTAAGTTTAACTTACCACTAGAAGACAACCGCCCCGATGTAGCAATATGTAGGTTAAAGTTAGTACGCAATCTACCATCTCTATCTAAGTATTGCATAGCCTTATAAATATAAGTGCTAAGTAGCTTCTTAGTTTTCTTAGCTGTAGTTATAAGTGCAGGTACTGGGTGTAGTTTAGCTAAGTCGTCTAATACCTCAGCATCAGTAGCTAAGTTACCTGTTGCAGTTAGCTTACCTGATACAGGTAACTTGCAGTAGTCGAAAAGAAGACTACGTAGATGGAATACTGAATTAGGGTTAAACTTAACGCCTGCTGCCTCTTCAAAATCATGTACTTCTTTATGTTCGTATATGCCTAGCATAGCTTCGTCATACTTAGCTTGCAAAATGCTTGCAGCCTTTTCAAGTTCAGTCTCACTAAAAGGTACTCCTGCTTCTTGTACGTTCATTAAAAATGTTGTACCACGAATAAGCAATGTTCTATACATTTTCATAATACGCTCATTCTTTAATAAAATGGGGTAGAATATGTTGTACAGTGCTATTGTGGCTGAAGTATCCTTAGCAGCGTATGAAGATAATACATCGAAAGGTATTAAGTCATAAGTAAACTGCTCTTTCTTGATTTTGTGTGTTCTACAGTAGTTAGACTTGAACTCGTCTAAGTCTTTCTCGTAAAAGCCTAAGTTAGTATATTTTACAGCTAACTCTTTAAGGCCATGACCATTATTTTCATCTAACGCATAATGCATTAGCATAGTATCATGGTAACACTTAGGGTGTCTATAGTCTGTATGGAACTTAAAGTTGAAGTGGTAGATTAACATTGATAAGTCGTACTTAGCATTTTGAAATACTATCTGTTTATCTAAAAACAGTTTTTGTAGCTTATTGTGTAATTCACCCTCTACTATATTAGCGTCAATGTATCTTCCTGTTTCTAAGTTACCTGATAGCGAGATACCAATTGTATATCCATCTCTAGGGTACAAAGCAGTACCCTCAGTATCTACAGCTACCACGTCAAAGTTTTTGTCTAGCCAATCAACATATTGTAATGCTTCTACAGGGTCTGTAATGCCTTTATAGTCAGTTGAGGCTACCATTGACGTCCCATTCATGAACGTCTTAATTTTTATTATTGCAGCTTGAAATCCACTTTCAAGCTGAGGTTTGAAGTACAACATATTAGGGTTGATGATAGGGATAAACTTCTCATCAATGATACTACCTTGAAACTCTGTGACAGAACCTGATAGCTTTACAACTACTTTACAAGGTTCAGCACCTACTAAAAGTACAATATCATAATACTTTAGCACTTCTAAATCTAAGTCTATATCTGCTACTTTCATCTTATCAATGATGGTAGAGCAAAGATACAACTCATCAAAATCGCTTACACCTAAAGCACCTGCCCAATTATATGGTCGCTTAAGTGGTGGGCATTTACTTACAATAGCTATCTTAGGCATTTACTTACCTCCGTACAATAAGTACATTATTGAAAAAATATCATCGCTTTTTAACTCACCAAAATCACTTAATTTTCGTTCAGTTAATGAGCATAAAGTTTCCCAGTCCAGCACTTCCACAACGTCTACTCTTTTAGAAAGGAGAATCTGTGCTGCATCTGCCGCTTTACTTCCAGCGGTATCATTATCAAAGGCTATAACTAATCTACTGATAGATAACATCTGACATACTGTTGCTATCTGTGTTACTATAGTAGGTGTTATGTTTACTCCAAAAGTACAAACTACATTTTTAAGCCCTTTATCGTAAGCAGCTAATACATCAAAAATACCTTCAACAACTATAAGAGTATTCTTATAAGGTATAGGACAAGTAGGGAATATAGGTAAAGGCTGTCCAGGTGGAAAAACCATATACCTACTAACTTCTGAATGTATGTCTCTACTAAGTATAGAGTGCAACTTACCATCAAAGCCTTTAATTGGGAAACATATCTTATCAGAGTATTCCATGTTATTCTTAAAAGCTTCAAAGTGTGTATATGTACTTAGCTTAATTCCTCTAAACTCTCTATCCCAAGGTATTGAGCCGTCAGGTAAGGATATGCTAGGGTTTCGTTTCTTATCTATAGCAGACAATAACCTAAAAGCTTTTGCATTGAGCTTATTATGTATAATACCAAAGTGTTTATATATGTTAGTATTATGTCCACAAGAGAAACAGTGAGCGTCTCCTGTAGTGTTATTAACTACCATACTTGGGTTATTATCTTCATGCTCAGGGTTAAGACAAGAGATAAGAACTTTCTGTCCTGTGCTTCTTGTAACGATTCCTTTCTCTGTAAGTAAATCTGCTACAGTAATCATAAGTCATCTGCCTCTTCATCGTTGTCAGACCCTGTATCTAGTACAGCTTCAGTAGGTAGTATTCTTAGTGTTTTCCAATCCATATTAGAACACACAGAGAATGGAGGTACATCCCTAGCTTTTGTTGTCTCAAACTTTATGTAAGGAGTATTTTCGTCTTGGCAAGCCTCTAGTACAATAGCATAGTCGGCTGAATCTAAAATACCTTTTGAGAATCTAGCTTCTCCTGTAGCGTCAATCTGATAAGGAGCTACAATAGCCACGTCATGCTTAGCTGCTAATTCCTTTAGTGTAGAGGAAATAGTGATTTGACTTTGCCAATCAAACTTATCTGGTATCTGAATTTGGTTGATATAGTCAACTGCTACCATACGTAACTTCTTACCATATGTAGCCTTTAACCTAGCTAAGCTAGTATCAATATCTACTAAGCTAAGATTAGGGCTGTCTACAATAATAATCTGATTGTCCTTATTCAAGGTACATTTTTTTAGTTCGGTTTCTAACTTGTGAAGGTCGTTATGTTGGTAGAAGCTATCAAGGGCTTGGCTACCGTCAGTATACTTCCTACATAGTGTTTGAGCTACTAAGGCTTTCTCATCAGATGTTAGTTTTCCGTTTCGTAAAGATACGGAACTTACCCCTGCTTCAATGCCTATATTACGTCTATGGACTTGCGCAGCGCGCATTTCTATAGTAAAGTAAACAGAGGTAAAACCGTTTAGGAACTCGTTTACAACAATGTTAGAACAAACAATAGACTTACCAGAACCTCTACGTCCACCTATAAGGATAGTCTCAGACCTTGCAACACCAATAATATTGTTATCCATATTATTATTTAGACCTAAAGGTACATAGGAAACTCTAGGGTCTTCACCGAATAACTCAATATCCTGAACAGAGTACATATTACTTTGTATATCTGAACTGGCTTCTAAGTCATAAGCTATGTTAGCTAACTTATCAATTACTTCCATTGAAGATATCGCTGTTGCTGTGGGTGCAGAAGTTAAGTCTGTTCGT